TGGTCTTACTCCTATGCTCACGGTCCATGATGAGCTATGCTTCAACGTAGAAAGTACCGAACAGGCAGCACAGATCAAAGAGATTATGGAAACTGGTGTGCCTCTCAAGGTTCCTTCTAAGATAGACCAAGAACTCAAAGATAATTGGGGAGAGATAGAATGAAGATGAAGAAGTTTAAAAGCCTAGGCGTAGATCAGATGCACCCCATGCAGCTTGCCGCCCTTATGAATCTGGTTAACACATCTCTGCGACTAGCCAGCATGATTGACGACGACATTCTAGAGCAAGTAGAGGCCGAGGCCAATGACCTCGTCCAATTGTTTGGCGGCGTGGGCGTTAAGGTAGAAGTGTCTGAGTTTTAATTAAGACCTAACCGCCTAGCGATCTCCTGTGTAGCAGGGTTGCCGCCGGCCAGTGATGGAAACGAAGACGGCTGTATAGTAGGAGGAGACACTGCGGTATCAAAAGGATCTACAATTCTAGGTCCTGACGCTGGCACTGTTGGCACTGTTGGTAATGCGTTATCAAAAGGATCTACAATTTTAGTTTTCTTTTTAGGAGCCTTGGTCCGAGGTTTGTCTGCCGCGAACGGGGTATTCCGAGCTTGGCGATACAGTTCTAAAATTTCTTGGTTGGGATACTGTTCGTAGGTTCCATTGTCAGACATCACATTCAAGATAGTATCGCTTGGATATAAAGGATCAAACTTGTTAGCTAGTATTCCGTCTATGCCTCCGATATTTTTATCTTCAAGGATCCCGCCAATTTCTCTTTCGCTTAATCCCAAGACCTTCATGTCCTCAACGACCTGATACATTTCATTAGAGATACGATACCTAGCTTCGTTAGATTCTTTGTACGCAGCAATCAATTCCCCAGAGGTCACGTTGCTCCTACGGGCAACAGAGTTAAACATATTCTTAGAGTCTTGAATTTTGTTTTTAAACTCTATGCCCCTGTAGAATAAAGCTTTCTCGGCATCTATGTTTAAAGGTGTGACCCCTGTCATCGCCCTCAATACTTCTGTGGATCCTTTATAGTCCTTTCCACCTCGGTCCTTGCCAGGAATAGGAGAACCTTCCCCTCCTAACAAACCTCTAAAGAAACGACCGGACTCAATGTCTCCTCCTTTTATTTGAAAGGGAGCGCCGCCTGGTAAAAATGCATCAAATATATGCATCAAACTATTAGCAGCTTTTGTACCGGTTGTGTCTTCGGGGTAATATATTTTAGACCCCATAACAGGATCACCTCCGCGCCCTCCAGTAAGCACAGCTAAGTTGAATACTTGACCAAAGAACCCCTCTGCTTTGGGATCAGCCGCATCTCTTAACTTTGAAAACAAAATAGATTCGTCCATGAATGGTCGGAAAGTTTCTACAAGAACTTCGTTTGTTGCGTCATTTACTATTGACACAGCACTTTTGCCCAACCTACGACCCTCATCTACCTGATTCAAAGCAGAACTAACAATGCTGTCCAACATTCCGTATGGATTAGAGTACGAGAAGTTAACGTAAATCGGCATGTTTTTTTCGTCTCTCCCTACAGGAATAAGACGAGCATTCTTTTCCCAAGGCGTACCAAATGAGCGTCGGTATGCGTCCATCTCTTCTTCAGACACACCAGAAAGAGCATAACCTATTTCACTAACCGCTTTACCAGCGCCGCCGAACGCTATTGATGCGCCCATCAAACGACGCATTCCAATTTTCTGTATCTCTGCGTTCGCGCTCATCAACTCATCAAGACCAATTGAAATAGTATTTGCACCAGTACGCATAATTTCATAGGGGAACGCAGTAAAGTTTCCATAAGGTGTCCGTCGCAAAGCTTTAATAGCTTCGGGTACTTTGTTATAGTTCGGAACTGTATCTCTTACAATCTGCGCGGCTCTGTCTTTTAAAAGACCGTCAAGAACCATGGGGTCATCAGCTACGTTTTTACTCAACTGTTCTCTGGTCATCTTCAATGACTTGCCACGAACAAGCTCATCTATTTGGTCTTCAACATCGGCATTACGCAATGCGTTTAAATACTTCTGTTCTTCAAACTTAAAGTTATAGATCTTCCATATGTCGTCTCCGGCTTGATAAAAGTCTTGTGCTTTACCAAGACCACCTCCAAAGAAAGAACCTAGTTGTCCTTGTTGTAACCTCTTAGCAAAAGATTGAGACTGTTGTTGAGCGGCGGTGTCACCTCCCGCATAACCAAGACCTTTGCCAATGCTGTCTTGCAATTCTTTTAGTTGAGCGTTGGTTCCCACAACCCCCCGTCGTTGCATTTCTTCTAGGTCGTCCAAGGCTTGGTTGCTGGGTAAATCGTTAATGCCTTTCATAACTATTGAAACGCTCTCTCCAAGGCTGGCTTCTTTGCCCACGTTACCTTGGGCAACCGCAAACATTGACGCGGTGCTGACATTTCTTAGTTGAGTTATTGGAGACAGAACTGTTTTAGTATATTGAGACGCACCTTTTGCTCTTAGGAAAGAAGAGTATGTAGCTCTCATTCCATCAACAAATTCATTACCTCCGCTACCAACTACTTTTTGAGTTAAGTCCATGTATACTCTTTGAGGTACAGCGTATCCGTACAACGGTCCCCAAGCAGACTTAGCAAACTCTTCTCCGGCGTCAGCGTCGTCCACTAATCTACTTGTGCCGCCCTTGCCACCTAGTTGAACGTATTGCCCAGTCTTTAAACCTTCTTGCACTTCTGCGTTACCAATTATTTTTTCGGGGGCTGTAAAGAAACGACCAATACCAGAGTTGTTGTCCGCTAGTTTTGTTACATCTGATAAGTAATCATCGATTGCTTTAAACTCTGCTAAATCCGCGATAGTTGCTACTATCTTTTCGCGAGGATCATCTATCTCTCCCAGCAATGCGCGATAAAATATAGGGGGGTCAGTTCTTTCCATGAACATCCCGCTGTTAATCTGTTGTTCCGCAACGCGACCACCAGTTATGTTCTTGTATCCAAACAAACCTCTAGACTTGGGACGATGCCGAGCCAATAGGGAATCCACAGCAAGCTTTGCTGCTTCATCGGTTCGTTCTACAACTTTAAGACGGGTTCCACCAGAATAACCAACGGGTTCAAGTCCAAGCTCCTTCAGCCTTTCGGGAGAAAACTCACTCGGCTTGGCTTGGTACTTTAAGGTTAGTTCTTTAGACACCAAACCATCGTTAAACTTAAACTTGCTTAACGCGGTGTCATAAACTTCTTGTGTGGGTTTGTAATTAATGTCCTCAAAGATACGCATGCGGCGCCTTAAATAAGACGGTATGTTTTGTTCGATTATATTTTTAGTTTCTTGCGGCAACTGTTCAAATGTTTTGCTTTTAGTAACGGACTCTCTCAGTTTATTTAACGTTGCTTTCCCTGATATTAGATCTTCGTGAAGAACCTTTGGCAAATCTTTTAGTATTAGATCCTCTGCTTTTTTAACTGTAGAGAAATCAGACTTAGCCGTTGCCGTCATGTACTGTTCCATCTTGGTATAGATTTCATCACGGTGAAGTGGTGTGGTTCCGTTAGCCACGTTGCCAAACTTATCAGCTAACTTATCTAGCTTCTGATCAAATCGTTTAACAAAAGTTTCGGCACGTTTTATGTCCGGCATCGCAGCATCTTTGGACAACAACCGGGCTGTATCGACATCCGTTGGTAGTATGCCTCTTGGCCGAAGCAACTGAGCCGCACCACCCAAGGCAGAATCTATATAGTTTCTAGCAGTATTAAGAATTGGATCTACGTTCTTGCCGCCAATCTCACTTAGCTTACCGTAGGTAGCATTCCTGTTAAGTACTCCACCTTCTTCTGGGCCAAACACCCTAGCTTCATCAAGGTCTCGCGAGTATTGTCCTAAGTTCTTAGCTTGTTTGACAACAGCCTGACCGACCTTAGTGTCTCCTGCACCCCTGATAAGACGAGCGGCAGGCGCCGCAGTTACATCAGCAGCTTTCTTTAAACCAGCGCCTGCTACATTAACTACAGGTCTTGCAACAGCGGCGGCGCCTTTAACAATAGGGGCCCCCACTGTCTTGACAGCTTTAGTTGCACCTACTGCTTTAGCTACTGGGATAG